GTTTCCCAGTCACGATCGTGTGTAGTGTAGCGCCTATTCCTTCAGGATTATAAACCCTTCCTGACTGTTCATGTGTTTTGTCCCATTTCCCGCCCTTTAGATTTCCATAAACAACAACATTGTCTTTTTGAACCGATGTAAGGGCATTTGATGTTCCTTTTTCATTCAATTCAAGGTGTTGATCTGTATTAAGTCCAGATTTTCTGCTTTTGGGATTGTCTGGGCTTCTTCCCCTCATTGCGCCTATGATAACTCCTTGGTTACATTGGGTTTCCAATGTTTGGGCGACCTCTTTTCCGACCCTTCCCCTTCTTGTCTCTGAATTTGGTTGGCTAAAGTTTATTGAATCGTTTTCGCTTGCTGTTTCAAAGCCTTTTGATGTTGCTGATTTTACTTTGATAAACTCATCATCCATTCTTTGACCCGCCCTTGTGGTTACTGCTTTGCCTATTGTTTTACCGTCTGACGGTTTAAAAGAAAAACCATTCCCTTTTGTTTTTTGTTCTTCTGAATTATTGATTAGATAACTTAACATCTTATCACTCAAAAAGTACTTTTCATCAACATCTTTTTCAAGAACATCTTTCAGTCGTTTTTTTAACGGAAATGGCTTGGGCCAAGTGAAATTGTTGTCTTGGTCGTCACGGATTCCGATTATGAAAACCCTTTCCCTGTTCTGTGGTACTCCAAAATGTTTTGCGTTAAGTACTTTGTGGTAAATATGGTACGGTGTTGCGTCCTCTCTTGGGAATATTACCGGGTTTCCATTGACTGACTTGCCCCCCAACATATCGAGCCAGATTTGAAAAGTCCTACCCTTTGCATCTGAAAGCAATCCCTTCACGTTTTCAAATATGAAGTATCTTGGGTTGTTCTTTGCGATAAATTCGTGTGAATTATAAAAAAGTATTCCCCTTTTGTCGTCTTCCCCTTTTCTTTTTCCGGCCAATGAAAAGGCTTGACAAGGTGGTGATGTCATGTAAATATCAAGGGGTTCTTTGGGTATTTCCCTATCATATACATTTTCAGGATAGTATTCGGGTTTCCCATAGTTCGCAATATAGGCTTGTCTTGCGTATTTGTCCATGTCACAAGCAAATACCGTTTTATAGTCAATGCCTAATCTTATTAACGCTTGATCGAATGCGCCTATGCCGCTAAAATCACTTCCCACTTTTATCATTTCCCCTTTTTTTTCATGTCACGGTAGGCGTTTCCTGAGTATTTGTATTCCTTTTTGTGGACTACTTTCATTTCTCCGTCATTGGGCTTTGTGAAGTCTTTCTTGGCCTTGATTTTCTGTTTCAGGCCAATGAAATAAAAAATACCACAGACAAGAAGCACGCCAATAAAAATCCCTGTTAAAATATACCAGATCATGTATTTAGGTTAAAAACCGCCCCATGAGAGAGGCGGTTCAGATTAGAATATTCATAGCTTTCTATTTCTTCACGAGGGTTCGTTCCCACGCCGCTAATATACAAAATGTTTATTATAACGAACATTTTTTGTTAAATTAACTTTTTTGAATACATTTGTAGCAAATCCTAAATACAATGAAAGACCAATTCAAATTCGAGAAATTTTCTTCTGACAAAGTTTATGAGGTCAGGTGCCTAAAAACAGGAAAAAGACTTCCAAAGACCCCTGCAAGGGTATTCTACTATCTTATGAACAATTTGGGTGAATTTGTTGATAAGCACAAAATAGCCATTGATATATGGGGCGATGATGATTATTTCATCCAGCGTTCATTTGATGTCCACCTTAGAAAAATAAGGGTTTTCTTGAAAGAAACAGATTGCGGACTTGAGATAGGCCGCGCAATGAAAAAAATGATATGTCTGAACAAAAAGTAAAAAAGAAGCCAAAAATCCCGTTCTTCCTTTCACACTTACCGGTTCATAGGGGCTATCCGGTGCCTTATTTTGTGCCACAGGACGATGATGGGAATTTCCTGTTCAAATACGCCTCATGGGAAAAGATGGAGAACTGCATCAAATATCATAAATGCTGTATCTGCTTTAAACCACTTCTACAAAAAAACTATTGGTTCATTTCTGGTCCAAAGGGGGTTGTCAACATGGTTGATTCCCATAGCCCGATGCATAAAAATTGTGCCGAGCACTCCATGAAGATATGCCCCCATCTTTATTTCGAAAAAACCAAACGGACCACTGATGAAAAGGATGCTGAAGAGCATCAAATACATGAAAAGCCGCCAAATTTATTTTTGGTGGGCGCCAAGCGGTTCCAAAAAATACCAGGAGAGACCATGATCAGTTTTAAAACGGTGTTTTTTGCGGAAAGGTATGCTTATGAAAAAGGAGTTTTAGTGAAGCAAGATTCTCTTATTGAGAAAACTTAATTTTTCACAGTGAACTGATATGGCTCCCCTTTTGCATTCTTGCCATCTGAAAAAGTGACCTCTGGCTGAACCTCCCATGTTCCACTTTCGTTTATCGTATTTTCATCGGTTGGCTGCCATTCAACTATTCCGCTGGTTTCGGGTGTTTTTATGGAGGTTGTGCCGGCAAGCGCATTTCCATCCCTCATTAATGCCACTGAGCACCCCGTTAAATCTATGGGTGTTTTTCTGCCCCCTATAATCTCGTAAATAAGAAATTCTATCTTGAGCGCTGTCTGTCCTATGTAAATCATAATATGTTCGATTTTAAAGTTATGTCCCGCTTGATTTCGGATTCAGCGGATTTCGATATTTCGATTTCAGAAGAAGCCGCCAAATTTCTGGTCATTTCTATTTCTTCCGATATGGCTCTCTGCAAGTTACTATAAAAAACAATATTTCTTTCCAGCAGACATTCAGCATAAAGAACCTCTTCCCAAGATGGGTACAGTCCAAGCACCTGGTCAGCAATAGTAAAAGTTTCCGAAATCGTCTTTTTAGGCGTCTTGGCCTGTGAGTCCGATAAAGAAATTGTCTCATTTACGGAAATCCGTAATGAAAATCCAATATTTTCGCTTAAAGAAACTGAATCTGATAGGTTGACAACATAATCGGTGCTTGGTTGGTAATTGTCCGAATACTGATCAATAATGGCAATGGATTCGCTGATGTCCTTCCCTGAACCCTTTAAAATTGAGTCAAGTAACGAAAATCCGTCTGATAAATTTATTTCTTGGCCTATGGCCGCTTGGTCTGAGACCGATAACAAATCTGATATGGCTGTCGTCGATTTTTTGGATTCAACATCGGAGATATTGACCGAATCTGATTTTTGAATACTTGGAGCCTCTACGTTGTTGGTTATAAAAGAAACAGACTCAACAATTGATATTCCCATGGAGAATGATGGAGAATCGCTGAACGACACCGTATCATCAAGGCTTAAAACATAGTCCGTGCCGTCCTGTGAATCATCTGAATATTGATCAACAATCGAAACAGCGTCCCCTAATGGTATCGAAATTCCTTTTAGTAGAACGTCAATAGCGGACAGGTTGTCTGAAATTTGTTTCGCCTGGGCCGAAGTTTCCAGATCGGTGAGTGAAATCACGTCTGCCAATGCTGTTTCCGTAGCGGTTGCTTTAGCCTCAGAGATAACCACCCCATCAGCTATTATTTTATCAAGGCTTTGTGACAATTGTTCTGTGAGGGAAATAGCATCTTGAATGGTCGCTACGACACCAAACGAGGCGCTTTCTGAAAAATTTATGGTGTCGTCTATCTGAAGAAAACACCCTTTCAATGTCTCTAAGGCATCACCAAGCGAAATGTTATCAGAGAACGATTTTTCGGCGGACTTCAAGAGGCCATCCGCAAACGAAGCCGTACTGGATAAATTTGTATCAACACTTTTTGAAGTTGAGTCTGTAAGAGATAGCGCGTCGGTAACGGGTGCCGTTAAATTTTTTGACTCTGAATCGACAAACGAAACCGTATCATCCAAATCTTGTGTATGGTTCGTGCCGCCACCGGAAACAAGTGTGCTTAAATCCAATACCTGAACCCCTAAAAAATGTCTGTTTGTTGAGGCGTATATACCCATGTCGGCGTTTGAGCCGCTTGCTGGCTCATTGGCCTGAAACTTTAAATCTGCGGCATTCGCCATATCCAACGTGACCGCTGCGCAGTAATGTGCCTGAAAGTTATCGTCGGCGCCCTGCTGCCCCCTTGAATACGCTCCGTTTATACCATAACCTATAGCCGTTCCCCCGTTATCAAATCTTGACCAAGGCATTTTTCTGGTTCCCGAAGCCCCAGAATCCCTATCCCATCTGTGCCACCCAACCGCAAGAACCGACAAACTTCCCCCCGAATCGTTTTGTACCGCATCATTAGCGGCATCTAAAGAAAGGTTTGAACCTCCGTCCGCCCTAAAGGTTGATGATAAGGGCGTGTCGTAATATGTTCCCGTTCCCGCCAATGCGGTGGTCATTGAATCGGTTGTCCCATTATCGGCATGAATCCATTCAGCGGAATCAGGCAATTCAAGTATCTGGAAGAATCCGTGTCTGAATTGAGGGTTTCCAGCATCGCCCCCCTCTGTTTCTTGGGTCGCCTCTAAATAAGCGGTTTCATCCGTTCCGCCAACTTCATGAAAATAGATACCTGTCATTGGCGGACATTGAGAGGCTGTGGTTCTTTGATAGCCCGACCCTGTTTGAACCCTTTCGCCGTCAATATTTAAAGCGGTGACATAAGTGTGTCTTGAACCGTCCGTAGAATAGTGCGCCGCCCCCCACACTATCATATATTTCTTGTTGGCCTTTAGGGTGACATTTCCGTTAAGGTCGGCAGCAAGGTTATCATCATCCCTGGATTCTGTTTGCCATGTGAGTTTTTCCCATATCCCCGAAGAATCTATCCAAGGACGGGTAGTGTTTATATTGGAAATTCCGACCACATCGGCATCGGAATTGTTACGTATAAGCTGCGTGAAGTTTTCGTCGGGAAAGCGAATCAATTGAAGCCCGCCCCCGTTATTTATCCTTGTGGCATAGTTTCCAAGGGCATCTAACTGGCCTATCCCCGTTCCGGGGTTCCTTACTTTTACCGCATCCGAAGCGGAAAGGTCGAGTATTCCACACCCGAAACTTGCGCCTTCGTCACCTCCTGAATTTCTAAGATACCTATGCGTTGCTAACCCAATAGGGTTTTGAAGTGTCCCGTTCACGGCAGGGGCCAAAGTACCAACCGCCCTTGTGCTGGCTAAATCGACCTGTCCAATATCCCCAATATAAAGATAAAGGCCAGCGGTATCTACCGTGACCTCTGGGCTGCTCCATGAATACCCGCCCTCGGATATTACAGCGGTGTCGTAGGCAATATCGGCAGCAGTAGCATTTGCTGTACTGCTACGGGCGGCATCGTGCCGCCTAACGAACCGTTCGCCTACATCTATTGGCATTCATTAAGATGCTGTGAGTGTCCAGGTTATCTCAAGGGTGTCGGACGCTCCTTTATTTATTACCGCAAAGCTGTTGTACATAATCATATCGCCAGATGAAAGTGCATTGAAGCACCCTGCTTCTGTGATGGCCCCAGTGGACTCCCCGGCCAAGAAGTTTCTGACCACTGTAAGTACTTTAAGTGCTCTGGTCTTGGTGTCAAAAGCCTGTCTTGGGGAAAGGGCAGTGGCTAAATCTGTGTCGCCTGCTCCTTGGCCAGATCCAGTGCCAAGCGCCATGTGTGTAAGCACGTTCACGGCGGGTGATGCCAAAAGTTGGTCGATAATCATTTCGTGTCCAGCGTCGGTCACAAGATTATCATTTATGCGTTCATCTTTCAGGTTTCCCTTGGCGTCCAATAGTCTAGCGACCATTCTACCTTTTATAGTGAACCCGCCACCAAATCCTTTCCCTTGGCGTGCGCTCATGCTATCACTAAAGCTCATTTTTGAATCCATTGTAAAAGTTTTGCTGATAAAGGTAATAAAAAATAACACGGGGAAGGCTCGCGATTTCCTACTGCTACTTTGCACTATTACGGTTTAGGAGCCCATAAAATCTCCATCACTTTCGGGGGCCAGTCCCGCACATTTGCATTTTTCACAACCAACACCCCTGATGGTCCCGTGTATTTTGAAGTGGCGACGGGATTCGAACCCGTGAACAACGGTTTTGCAGACCGCCCCTTTAGGCCGCTCAGGAACACCACCGCTTCAAAGATATGTAAATTCGTTATCTTTGTGGCAAGTAGATAATTTTCAGTTTTAAATTCAGTGAAGGCCGCCCATTAATTTGGGCGGTTTTTATTTCTGGAGTACCAGGTAAAAGGATGTATATTTTGGGAAGAATCACGTTTCAGGCAAGTTATGAGGTCTGATTTATAGACTTTTAGGTGGTGTCGAACCTTTCTTTCGCCTTTTGGCGCTGTTTTGACCTCGGCGACATGGTAAACGCTGTTTGATTTTGTCTTGCCCACTGCAACAAGGAAATCATCAACTTTGACCGACTGCCAAGAAGGGGAATCCATGTAAAGTTTCTTGGGTTTGTCCATTTTAAACGCTGTACTCTTCCTTTGGCCTCACTTTTTTCAACACTTTTTCAACGAAATCATAGTCAAGTGGCCTAAAATCCTTGGCCTCCACCCAACTGTAGGGCTCGTTCATTTCGGTCAGGTTAAGGGAAACCCCAACTTCGGGGTGGTCAAGTATTTTTTCCACCATGTACACCTCACCATCCTTGAAAACAAGCCCACTGGATGCGGGTTTTTGCCCATCTACATCTGAGTTGGCAGATTCAGCATTTACACAGATCACTTTTTTGCCTACTTCGAACATAATATCCTAATTTTTGTCTAGGAGGTAGGACTCGAACCTACGACCCCTTGAACCCAAATCAGGTACGCTACCAACTGCGCCACTCCTAGATAACCACAAATATAAAATATTCAAAAGCAGGGCAAACGTGCCATACACTCGTACGTTAACCGAACTACACTATCCCAAGGGGCTACCGAACGGCACCCTGCTTTATTTTTCAATTCCCGCCCCCTGTCTGCAAGCGGCAGCGCCGCGCGCAAAGAAAACGATCCAATTCATTTCAACGCCTTGGCGTTCGATTTTTTTTACCCCAATACTCCCTTACCAATTTGTTCACGGAAACTGTTTTTCTGTCGTTCCCCTCATACAATGTCACCATTTCAACGCCCTGTTGGTTCTTTCTTGAACTTTTCACTTTCTCAGCAACATCCATTTTCCTTCCATTCTTGAAAATAACCTTCCTTGCCCTGCTCTTTACGGTGCCCTTACTCCCTATCATATACTTTTCCCCATAGCCTTCTATCGTCTTGAACAATTCCATAAAACCCTATATTTATTGGTAATACTACCCAAAACTACAAAACATAAATTAAATACTACCCTAAAAACACGCTTTTTTTGCCTTTTTTGACCTAAAATCACTAAAATATGCCCTTTTTACCCTATTTTAACAATATGCTATTCGTTGTAAATCAGTGTATTAACCCTAAAATACTACGTAAGTCCTCTTTTTGAAGATTTAATACTACCTATGATTTGGTGAATCCAAATGACTAGAAAAAATTTTATGTTAGGGGGAATGCGCCAGGCTTTTTAACGGTAGGGGGGGCATGCCTCTTTATCTATGGTCTTGTGGATTTGGTGCGGGGTTAAATATATAGTTAGGATGCTTATTGTTTTTACATCGTCTTATTATTGTATTAGAAGGAACGCCAATGGAGATGCCCGCCTGTCTTGCAGATGTATATTTGATTCCATCAATGATGTAGAACCCTTTAAACTTGGGATGTTTGACACCTTGTTTGGCTTTTGACATCTTGGCCAATGTCGATGGTGGTGCCTTTTTATTATAGTTCCAATGTTCTTTCCCTTTTGGGGCTTTTCTCCCTTGGTTATATGTCTTTTGGATGTTCTCTGCATGGGTCAAAAGTTGAAGATTGGAAGTGTGGTTATTTTCTTTGTTACCGTCAATATGATCGACTTCTAAATCATCAGGGATAACACCTTTAAAGCATTGATATACAAGTCTATGGACTTTTATAAACTTACCATCAATGTTTAGTTGATAGTACCCTGCGTTGTTCTTGGATGGTTTTAAAAATCTTGACCTACGTTTACTCCATACCTTGCCATCCTCATGCACTATATAATTATCTAATTCCTTTGTTTTCATGTTGTTACAGTTTAAACAAAGATACATAATATGAATCGGGAATAATACTATTTATTGTAACGATTTAGTTTCCTCTCTCTGTGATTCTACTAATTGAAGTATCGCATTGAGTTGGTCCGGTGTTGCCTTGGTCAGGTCAATGGTAGGCTGTCTCTGTGCGTTATCCTCAGCATAGAACCCAATGTGCCGGTTTATCTTTTCTATTGCCCCTAATTTGTCGTGAAGCTCATATATACAGGTCTTTTCGGTTACTGGCAAGCCTTCGTTTCCTTTGAACATCTTGGTCCTAACCGTTACTTTTTTCAGCGTTCTACGGACCTCGCTTGGCAATTCTTTTACTTCGCTTTCATCTAGGCCAATAAATTTGGTGATGTCGGCAAAGGCAAAGTTCTTTAGTTCTTTTAATACTTGGCCAGTAGTGATATTCGCCTCCAGGCTTAGATTATGGTGTTTCTCAGCGATATATGGCTTGTTTGACTTCCTATTTATTATTAAGTGTCCTAGCGTTGCAGCCGCCTGGTATTCAAGCTCAGGATTGTATTTTAATACTGCTTGTGTTTGATTGAAACCATTCGCAAACCATTCATCTATAACAAGTTTGTGCGATTCTAGCACTTTTAACTCTTTGTTTTTTTGCGAATTTTTTTTCACGAAATTTATTTTACTTCATTTCAATTTAACATTTTGGAGAGAAAAACAAAGGTTTGGAAAAAGGTATTTTGTTTTGTCTTTGTTCTTTACTCTTGGTTTTCCTTCCGTCACGGGCAAAGATATGATATTCCAATGTTTATCACTGTTTGTGTCAAATGTAACAATTCTTTTGGGATTTAAAATTGAGTTGGATATTTGGTTTTATCGGCATTTTTGGGTCAAACATTTAGGAAAATCACAAAACTATGTTTTCCTTATAATTCTATTTAACGATAAAGTTAACATTAATTTAACATGGATTATTAACGTATTCGTTAATTATGTGCTATATTTGTTGTATAACAATGAGGGAATGAGCCCTTTAAGTTTAATCCTAAATACAAATATTATGAGACTTACAACGAATTACGAATTTTTCGAAAACAACATTTTACCGATCATTGCCATCGGCTGTATTGTGTTTCTTGTTTCTACTTTGGTTTACGCCATCATCACGGGCCAAGTTGATGTAAACCGTTTAAGTTAAGGTTATGATAATTGAAGTAACAAAAGAAACGTTTTACACCTTGTTTGATGGTGAGCCTTTTAGAGTTGATAAAAAAGAAACCTATGAAATTAACCACTATTGTAACAACGAGTTAGATCAATGTGGTACAAAGGTTTGGAATTATACAAGCTCTAAAGTACATCAATACTATTTAACCGACATTAACGCATAAATATTAATCTTAAATACACCACAGATGAAAAATTCAGTTAGAGAAGAATTATTAAGCCATGTTTTATACCTTATAAACGATGGCGTATTGACCGACGAAAACAAGGACGAATGGCGTTATTATGCATTCAATGAGGATTATTATATCATTGGGTATTATCAGGCTTCCGAATGGCTTAAAAAACACGGCATAGGAGAATTTGAGGCCGTTGGAATCTGCCAACAATACGAAAAAGACAATTTCGGAGAATGTAACACGATTTACGACAACTCAGAAAAGGTAGTAAATATGCTGGCTTACATCTATGGCGAAGAAATCATTCATTCATTTGATGCTGATACGGTTGAAGAATTAAAAGAAGAAATTGAAGAGTTGATTTAAATGTGGTGTTTTCTCCCTGAACGGGCCAAGGTCTTATTAGGGGAGTTTTTTAACATCACGGGGCGGAATAAATAATTTGAAACTAAAAAATCATTAACCAAAATACATAAGTGATGCGAGCGGATTCAATACATTCAATGGTTACTTCAAAATGCTTGACCATAAAAAACAAAGCAAGCAGGGTCTATGTTGCAACTATGGGGGCAAACGGCGATTGTAGGGTTTATTATGACAATGAGCTTTTGGGCTATTTAGTTGCTAGGGGCAAAAAAAGCAATAGTTTCTTTATACAGTTTTACCAAAATGGATTTTTATTTAAGTCTGTTGTAAAATACAATGATGTTATCCTGTTTAGAAAAGGCGAAAAACTTCCTCAAGAAAAAGTTTCCCATTTGCAAGCAGAGCGTATAATGGACAAAGATTTTCATTACCATCTAGGCATTCCTCTAGATGAAGTTAAAAACAATTAACCAAAATCAAGAACAATGAAAGAATTTAAAGGAACAAAAGGAGAGTGGTATTGGTCAAACATTGCCTCAGAATTAATTGAGGGCTCGGAATCAAGTAAGTTGCTGGCTCCTAAAGGCAAGTCTATAGGAAGGGTTCATGGAACACATAAAGAAGAAGGGTATGCTAATTTAAAATTGATAGCCGCTGCACCTGAATTGTTGGAGGCTTTACAAGAACTGGTTTTTTATTGGTCTAATCCTGATTATGCAGACAAAAAAGAACGAGAGGCTATTGAGGCAACAGATGGAAACTTGGATTATCTAAACGATGTTCTAATAAATGGAGCAAAATCAGCAATAAAAAAAGCAATTGGAGAATGAAACTAATAACCAAGCTCTTTGAAAACTTCCCTTTGGTTGTAAGGATAGGATGTGTGGTACTTAGTATCTACCTATTTGTTAGGATTGTGGTTTTGGATCACGGGTTTGTTGTAAATAACTGAAACGATAATTAATCTATAAAAAAATGGACATAAAAAGAAGAACATTTGAAGCTAAAAAACACGCCAAAGGCAGCGAAGAGCGTAAAAAGTTGAATCTTAACGCTGAAACGTCCGAATATATGCCCTCTTACAAATATCTATTGGTCGATGGTAATTTTAACCGGTCTTTCAGAACAAAAAAAGAGGCTCAACAGGCCGTGGACCGACTAAACGAACTTAAATAACTTCATGAACATACAGATAAAAAAATACCATGTATTGTGCGGCTCGATAGATGAATTTATTGACGCATTGGCAGGGCTTGATTTTGATTACTTCTTTATCACGGACCCACAAAAAAGAATTGACGAAGAAGCGAAGATAAAGGCGCACCATGATTTTGCCTATAAGCAAAAAGACCCTGTTTACATGGATATTTTCAGGGAAGCAATGAAGAAATTTTAACCATAAAAAACTATATGAAGATGGAATCTAAAACAATAGTTATGAAACCATCTAAAAAACCAGGTTGGGAGTTGATTCTCGCCCTTGCTGGATTTGTCACGGGAATCACGATTTTAATTTTTGAACTGATTTTAATACTTAAAAAATGAAACTATTTGAACCTGAGAAAGCAATCGTAAAAAAGCAGCTTGAGGTTGTAAACGGTTTTTGGACCGTACACGGAAAAAGATTTGCAGATGCAAGTTTTGACGAAAAAAGATTACTTGAACGCAAAGTAAAAATGACATGAACGCAGAGGAATTTTACCAAGAATGCCAACGGCCATTTGTGTATAGGCATATCTTTTCGGCCAATGGCCGGCGACCCGTGGACCATAAAAAACACGGCATAAAAAAGCGAACCTTAAAAAACTTCCTTGAGTGGTATAAAAAACTGACCAATACGGGAATATCAAAAAATACCCGTAAAAAAATAGCCAATAAATTTAACGGTTTCGTGTTTTTTTAGTAAGTTTGAAATAACCTAAATACAATGAGTTTAGAAATGCTCTTAAATAAAAAAAATCTTCCTTTAGAAATCTCAGAACAGAATTTTTGGATGCCAATAACGGGCAATACATATTCTGGCATATACATGATAACCAACGAAGCTAACGGCCACTCCTATATTGGTATGTCGAAGAATATTTTAAGAAGGTGGCCTGAGCATAGGTCAAAGTTTAAAACAGCAAGCAGCGTGCTTTATAGGGCAATAAGAAAATATGGTTTATCGAGATTCACTTTCTTCTTTCTTGAGTTGGTTGATGATATTGATAAAATACCAGAAAAAGAAGTTTACTAGATTGAAAAATTAAACCCTAAGTATAATGTGGTTAAGGGGGGATTGGGCCGTTCCGCTTCTCATTCAAAAGAGACAAGAGAAAAAATCAGAAAATCTTTAAAAAAGAGGTGGTTGGGCTTACCGAAATCAGAAAAGGAAAGGATAATTAATGAACAACTCACTGGGCCAAAAAAAGGTCGTATTGTTTCTGAAAAGACTAAGCATAAGTTAAGATTATATAATTTGGGTAAAAAACAAAGCCAAGAAACAATCAACAAAAGATCAAAATCTCTAAAAGGAATAAAAAGAGAAAACAAACATCGGTTTAAGGCCGTTGAGGCCTTTGATGGAAACGATAAGATTGGTGAATTTCTCTCTATTAAAAAAGCATCAATAGACACGGGAATAGGTGAAACATCTATTTGTAAGGCATTAAAAGGTGTTCAGAAAAAAGCCGGTAAATTAATTTGGAAATATAAAAAACAATAAAAATGAATCAAAGCGCAGTATCAATTTCAAAAGAAATAGACCAACAAGTAGATCAGGTCTTAAACAACAAAATAAAAGGGTTTGAAAAAGCATTTATTATAAGCTCTGCCATAAAGTCTTTAAGGGATAATCTTTCCAAAGAGTTCATGCAGCCCATTATGTCTCTTCAAGGGTCGAGATTGGGGTTTTTGACAGACAAGGACAAAACAGGCGGCTATCCTGAAAAAGCCGTAAAAGATTGTTTGATAGATGCGGTATTATTGGGATTACAGCCGACCGGAAACCACTTCAACATCATAAACGGGAATATGTACCCTACTAGGGAAGGTTTCGGTTATTTACTAAGCCAAATTCCCAGCCTTAGATATAATCTTGAATATCCCGAAGTGAACAAAAGTGAAAAAGGGAAGGTTTCCCATGCAACCGTAAAAATAACTTGGGTTTTAGAAGATGGTGAACCAAAAAAACAAAGTATTAGATTTCCAATAAAGTCAGACGCATATACTTCTCACGATGCGTTGATTGGAAAGGCCGAAAGAAAAGCGAGAAGGTGGCTTTTCAACACAATAAAAGGAACTGATATTTCAGACGGAGATACTGAAGATATTGACCATGTTGAAGTAAAAAATGAAAAAACGATCAATCCTGATCAGGAACGAATGAAGATGCTTGTCGATACCATAAAAACGCAAGATGATGTCGATTTTGCAAGGGCAAACGTGCCTGAATCCGAAAAGGTGCTCCATGCAGAAATCGATGTCAAAGAGGCCCAACTTAAAAAACAGAAATAATGAACGTTGTTCCCATAAATACCGAAATAGACCAAGGAAGGGAATACTTTTCAGGTATCGTTGAAATAGAGGGTGAAAGCGGCTATCCAGAGTACGAAGTCGAAGCTGAGATCAATAGAACGATTGAGACCGTTCCCGCAACCTATCTATTGCCAAGTGAAACGCATTACGGAAAATGGGATATATCAATTATCGAAGAGGTAAGGATTGATGAAGATGGAAACCGTAAAATTGTTGAGAACACCGAAGTAAGAGATTTAGTAACCAATTATATTGAGGCGTTATGAAAAAACTACTGATTCTTTTCGCAATTTTAATGGTTGGCTGTTCTGCTGATGAAGATATAATCCAAGAGAACTGTTATTGCTCCCCTGATGTCAAGCAAGAGTCAAGAATATGTCGTCAGGTGTGCGGGGTGATTCAAGACCTATAACCACTAAAACCTAAATACAATGAAAAATGGCTCATTATCTTCCTTTAGGGAAAAAGTAAAGAACACCGATGTTTTTAAATCATGGCCGCCCGTGATACAAAAAGTGTCATTGACCAGGAATAATTTGGTCAGCGTAGAGCACGGACTAACGGTTGCCAAGAACATCGGATTTAAAAAATGGGAATCACAGAGCGGATTTCTGAACAGAAACAAAGAGTTGATCAAAGAACTATTAAAAGCCTAAGAATAGTGGAAATCAGAGAATTGGTGCATGGAATATGGAGCATGATGAACGTGCTTTACCTTAACAAAGGAGAGTTTACCGAATCACAGCGAGCCGAAGTATTAAAGCTAAAAAAAGAATATGATGCCTTTTGTCGTGATGATTTGGAAAGAAAGACTGTATTGGATAAGTTGAAATTTGCAAATTCAGAAATTCTAAGGAACAATAGGGAGCATAGTAAAATAGTTAGGTCTTTAAAATCAAGAATAAAACATTTGGAGAAAAAAGTTGTTGTTTACCAAGAAGCCCTTTCAGATGCAGAAGAAAAGATTGACCACATCCGAGACATTTCCAACCTTTCTATTTTTCAGTTATTGAAATTTAAACTAATAAGACAAGTAATCCGTAATTATTAAAATCCTAATACAATGAATTTAGAGAAAATCGACGTTAAAAAACTTCCCGAACTTCAGGGATGGAAAGAAAAAATGCAATTAGCGGTCAAAGAAAACCCATTTGTGGAGATAAAAGACCGTTCCACCTATGAGGTTGCCAAAAAGCACAGAACCGCCCTTAGAACAGCTAGGACGGATGTTCAAAATCAAGACAAGACGGTTGCATCAAAACTCCGCGAACTGCGTTCAAAGGTTGCCGATGAATCCGACAAGCTGGTTCAGATAACCCAGCCCCATGAGGAAAAGCAGCAATTCGAGATTGACCGATATGAAGAAATCAAGGCCAAGGAAAAGCGGGAAAAGGAAGAGGCTGAGAAAAATAGGGTCATTGGAATCAACGACCAAATTGAACAGTTCAAGGTATTTGTTGGAAAGACAAGGGCTGAAATGACATTTGACAACATAGATACGTCTATAAACGGCTGTGAGCATCTTTATGGGGAGTATAAATCCGATTTTGATTTTCAGGAATTTGAACCGATGTTCGATGATGTTTATAAACGTGCAATGGATTCTTTGAACGAAAAGGCCAATGAATTAAAGGCTCGGGAACAGCAACGTCTGGAAAACGAACGCCTTATAAAAGAGGCCGAGAAAAAGGATGAACGCCTTAAAAAACTTCAACCATATTTAATTTTTATCCGAGATATGGATGTGCTTATGGCGCTTGGTGATTCTTCTTTTGATGCTGAGGTTGAATCATTGGCCAAGCAAAAGAAAATGCACGACAAATCTGAAGCCGAAAAACTCCAAAAAGAGGAAGAAGAGCGTGAAAAAAACCGTCTTATCAAGGAAAAATTGGATAAGCTGGAGCGTGAGAAATCAGAACGTGAAGAAAAAGAGCGTTTGGCCAAGGAGGCCGAAGAGCGAAAGAAACGTGAAAAGGCCGAGAAGGAAAGGGCCGAGAAGGAGAAGAAAGAAAATGCCGAAAGGAAAAAAAGGCTTGCCGGTGATAAAAAATTGCTTGCCGAGTATTTTGATGCCCTTTCAAAAAGTTTTCCAAACCTGCCCGAACTTGAAAATGATTTTATGAAGGAGAAAGCCGAAGTAAGGCTACTTGAATTAAAAGAATTGTGTGAAATAATTGCTTTAGAAATACAAGAATTATGATTGACTTCTCAAATTACCGCTTCCGCGCTTCGCAATGTCATAAGATAATGGTTGGATCGATCGGTTTGACCGATAGCGAAAAAATAGAGCGTGACGGGCTTTTAAAAAGAAAGTTGGGCCACGCCAAAGGTGAGGATGATGCCAATGGCAAACCACACAAGGCATTGACCGACAAAATGGAACAAGGGCTATTGGACCTCAACGAAAAGGAAAAGAACAAAGAACTCCCCAAAACCACGTTATCCGAATTGAGGAAAATCCATAGAATGGAAACCTATAACAGAAACTTCAATATCAGCACCAAGTATATAAGAAAGGGATTGATGCAAGAAGAAGAAGCGATAACCAACTACCAGATTTATTTGGCTGAAAAGGGCAAAAGGGTGTTGTTTACAAAGAATGAGGAAAGACTGGAAAACGATTGGTTTTCGGGGGAGCCAGACCTTTGGAAAAAAGGTGATCTGATTGGATATGATACCAAATGTTCATGGAGTCTTGACAGTTTTCCTTTTGAAAATGATGAACTAAATCCCCATTATGAGTGCCAAAACCAAGTGTACATGAATTTGACGGGTGCCAAGGAGTGGATTACCGCCTATTGTCTGGTCAACATACATGAGCACGGGCTCAACAACGAAAAATTAAAAGAGTACTACCCTTTGGGAAGTCCAGGCGAGGGCGATGAAAATTGGCAAGAGTACAAAAGGCGGGCAATGGACATAGAAAAAATGCTCATATTCGATTATGATAGGTTTGTCTATAATTTCCCCTACCATGATATGTTCTATTCTAGGGAACAATGGTTTGATGAAGGAAACGACATACCCCTATCCGAAAGGATAATAGAAAAGAAATCAGTTTACGATCCTGACTTCATTAGTGAGTTGAAAGAAAGGGTGAAAATTGCCCGTGAATATTTAAAAAATTTGAAATGAACCAAATACAGAAAGACCGAAGGTTATTGAATGACAGGATAACGGATGCAATCCATGATTTTTGTGAAAGGAACAAAGAGCATTTTGTCTGTTATGTTTCAGTAACCTCAACTATTTCGGAAAACGCACATACCGATGAAAGGCTTGTTGCCAAC